CAACGATGACATGGGCGCGTTCACCGACATCCCGCGCCAGATCGGCATGGGCGCTGCCGAAGCGATCGCCGACGCCGTTTGGGCGCTGTGGCTCAAGAACCCCGTGCAGTCCGACGGCAAGACCTTCTTCCACGCCGACCACAAGAACTACGCCGAGGGCGCGGACACGGCGCTGAACGTCGACGGCCTGACCGCCGCCGAGGTTCTGTTCGGCGAGCAGACCAAACCCAACGGCCGGCCCCTGGGCATCCCGGCGAATCTGCTGCTGGTGCCCACGGCCCTGAAGGTGCCCGCCGAGCAGTTGATGAAGTCGCTGCTGCTCAACGAGACGACCACCGCCAACAAGCCCAAGCCCTCGGCGAACCCGCACGTCGGCAAGTTCGAGGTCGTCAGCTCGGTGTACCTCTCCAACGCCAGCTTTATGGGCGCGTCGAGTAAGGCGTGGTATCTGCTGGCCGACCCCAACCGCCTGCCGGCGATCGAGATCGCGTTCCTCAACGGCGTGGACCGGCCCACCGTCGAGAAGACCGACGCGGACTTCAACACGCTCGGCGTTCAGTTCCGTGGTTACATCGACTTCGGTGTTCGCGAGCAGGACCACCGCGGCGCGATCAAGTTCAAGGGCGAGGCGTAAACGACCCTGGTCGGTATCGCTCGCGGCGGTATCGATTGCACGACGTTGCACAGAGATTGCACAGAGATTGCACGGATAACCCTCACGATTTTGCACAGCATTCACGCTGTCCATCCAGGAGACGACTCTTATGCCTACGGCACAATTCATCCATGACGGTGACGCCATCGACTACACGCCCGGCAGCGACGTGGCTGCGGGCGACGTGGTGGTCCAGGAGGACCTGGTGGGCGTCGCCAAACTCGACATCCCCGCCAACACGCTCGGCGCGCTGCATGTGACCGGCGTCCTCGACTTCCCCAAGGCGACCGGCTCCGGTTCGTCTATCCCCGCTGGCGTGAACGTCTACTGGGACACCGTTGCCAAACAGGCGTTCCCGCTGGGCGGCGGTTCGAGTTCCGGCGGCGAAAAGCTGCTGGGTAAGTCGGTCGTCGCCGCCGGCGAGAGCGATGAGACGGTGCGCGTCCGCCTGACACAGTGACCCCCGGCCCCCGGCCCCCGACCACCGGATGCGCATGTGCCCGCTGTGCTGCCATCACGAATCGGATTTCGTCTGGCGGCGTGATGATCGCGAGCGTCGGCGCTGTTGCCGGTGCGATTACGAATGGGAATGGGATCGATGGCCAACCAAACCAACATGCTCGAACGAGGCTCCGACTGGCTGGAGCAGACGCGCACCACGCACTGCTCCAGCCCAGTCGAGTACCGCAGGCCACCCTCCATCGATGCGGTGATTGTCAACGCGACGTTTGGCAAGACCGAGATCGAACTCGCGAATGAAGGGGGCATCACCATCAACGGACACGTGTGGGACTTCCTCATCCTGGCCGAGGAACTCGGCGCTGATCCCGAACCTGGTGACGTGATCGTGGCCAACGGCCGGCAGTATGAAGTGATGGCGCTCGGTGAGGAGATCAAGGGATGGCGATGGAGCGATCCGTTCCGGCAGACCTACCGGATTCACACGAAGGACATCGGAGCGGCCCCCGGAGAAACCGCGTGAGCGAGACGACGATTGACAGCACGCAAAAGCAACTGGAAGCGATCAATCGCAAGCTCGATCGCCTCGACGAGGCGATCCGTGGAAACGGGAAGCCGGGAATCCTGATCCGACTGGACCGGCTGGAGCAGGATGCCAAGCGCCAGAGCAAGCTGATCTGGCTGATCGTTGGGGCGATGGTCACCGGTGTGTCCTCGGCGATCGCAGTTTGGATCGGGAGCTGAAGCATGAGTCTGGTCATCGACATTGCCGATGCGGTCACCGCTGAACTGAACTCTGCCCCTCCAGGCACCTTCAGCCAGGCATTCACAGCGGAGCGATCGGTCCTGCCCGTGTTCGAACTGTCCGACCTGGCGTCGCTGAAGGTGACCGTCGTGCCTCGGTCGGTGCAGATAACGGGTAGCACGCGTTCGGCCAGCCAATACGAGATCGACATCGATATCGGCGTGCAGAAGCGGGTCGGCAAAACGGTGGACGACGACGTCGAGACATTGAGCACGCTGGTTGATGAGATCGCCGACTACCTGCGGCGACGACCACTGCAGCAGATTCCGGGGGCCGTGTGGGTATCGATCGGTAACGAGCCGGTGTACGCCCGCGAGCATCTTGCTGAACAGCGCGTGTTCACCAGCGTGTTGACCGTCACCTACCGGGCCATCAAATGAATTGTGGAACCGCCGCATGTTCGGCTTCGAGATCACCAAGCTGTTCTTCGACAAGAAGGCGGTCACCAGCAAGACCGACCGCGCGACTCGGAAGGTGCTCAGTCGGTTCGGCGCGTTCGTGCGGCGCACGGCACGCCAGAGCATCCGCAAGCGCAAGAAACCCGCGCCACCCGGATCGCCGCCCAGCAGCCAAATCGGCCTGCTGAAGAAGTTCATCTTCTTCGGATACGAGCCGCAGAAACGTTCGGTCGTGATCGGGCCGGTGCAACTGACGCAGAAGGGACGCGGTGAAGCGCCGCGACTGCTCGAACACGGAGGTGCGGGCAAGGTCGGCAAGAAGCGCGTGCGGTACAGGCCCAGACCCTTCATGGGCCCGGCATTCGAGAAGGAACAACCCAAGCTGCCGGCCATGTGGCGCGACAGCATCAAGCCATAGCACGGAGGCAACCCAATGCCACAGACATTTCTCCTTGGCATGAACGCCAAGATTTACCAGGGGCCCGCGGGCACCGCCCTCGGATCGCTGACCGAGATGGACAACGTCAAGGACGTGTCGCTCACGCTCGAAGCCGGCGAGGCGGATGTGACCACACGTGCGAACCAGGGCTGGCGTGCGACCGCGCCGACGCTGCGCGAATGCACCGCCGAGTTCGAGATGCTCTGGAAGCCGGGCGACGCGGGCTTCGACGCCATCAAGAACGCGTTCCTGACTTCAGCACCCCTGCGCCTCGCGGTGCTCACCGGCGAAAGCGCCACGAGCGGAACGGAGGGTCCGCTTGGCGACTTCTCGATCACCAACTTCAGTCGCAACGAGCCGCTTGAGGAAGCGGTGATGGTCAGCGTTACGGCCAAGCTCGCTGAGTTCGACGAATGGGTCGAGGTGGCCTGACCCCCGGACCCCCCGGAACTCCGGAATCCCGGACCTGGCCCACACCCCTGACAACGGAACACGCTCATGAAATCATTCAATGACGCAGCCGGACGAACATGGACGATCACGCTGACCCTCGGCACCGCGATGGCGGTCAAGGCCAAGCTCGGCGTTGATCTGCTGCAGCCGGAAGTCGGTGATCCGCCGTTACTGACGCGCCTCGGCACCGACGAAATGCTGCTGGGCGAGGTGCTGTGCGCCATGCTTGAGTCGCAGTTCGAGAAGAACAACGTCACCGACGAGGACGTGCGATCCGCGTTCGATGGTCAGACGTTGCTCGCGGCCCAGAAGGCGTTCTACGAGGAGATGATTGATTTTTTCCGCTCACGCGGCCGCAAGGATCGGGCCAAGGCGGTCGCCAAGCAGATGGCCATGATCGACGCGGCGATTGCGGCGATCGAGACGCGGATCGACGGGATCGACATCGACAAGACGATCGCTGGGGTGATGTCTGGCGCATCGCAGGAAGCCTCGGCATCGGACCCGACGGACTCCGCGGGCTGACGCTGCGGCAACTGCTGTGGATGGCCGAGGGCCTCGGCCGTGAACGGTGGGCGCACACGTCGATCATCTGCACATTGATTGCCAACGCCCACCGCGATCCAAAGAAGCACCGCCCGTTCACTCCTGACGACTTTAACCCTTACGCGGAACCCGGCAGCCGCAAGAAGCGATCGCATCGCGGGACCGGGGGGACCGGGGGAGCCGGGGGCGATGTGATCGAGATCAACAACGAAACGATCGGCCTCATGCGATCGGCATTCACCGGTTCACCAAGCACCAGGCTTCTAGCCTCCAACGTCGAAAGGATTCATTCATGATGTCAAGGAAGACCATCGCCGCCATCGTATTCGTTGCCGTGATCGCGGCAATTCCCGCGTGTGAAAGTACGCAGGGACCGGGGGCGGGGATCACCGCCGAGCAGGTTGCGCTCATCGAACAGCAACTCCAGCAAAGCCGCGAGGGCCTGGCGGTGTTGCCGGCAGATGACCCCGGCCGCATTGCGGCGGAAGAGAAGATCGCCAAGCTTGAAAACCTCGTTGCACAGTACAAGGCGAATCGCGAGCAGCAGACGGCCGGCGACCCTGAGGCTTCCATCGCAGCCGGTGTGCAAACGGTCGCGCCCTTTCTGCCGCCGCCGTGGAACGCCGTGCTGTTGATCGTCGGTGGCCTGCTTCCGGGGGTCGCGGGATGGATCAGGGAATCGGTGCGACGACAGCAAGCAGTGCGAGCCGGCCAGGACTTGGCGCGTGCGGTCAAGGCTGCGGCGGTCGCCAACGGCGGTGTCCTCGACTTCACAGATCTGACGGTGCGCGAGTCGCTCAAGGCCGCGATGCCCGATAGCGCCCGCGCAATCGTCAAGGACGCCGGGGCGAGTGTGCCGCTTCCCTTCGTCATCGAAGCCCCCAGCGCTGTGGCTGCCTGAACCCATCCCGACTTGGAGTGCCGTGATTCATGGCTTCGACCCAAGGCATCCGAGCAGGCCGCGCATTCGTTGAGCTGTTCGCTGACGACAGCCGACTTGTGCGCGGCCTGCGCGCTGCGGAGAAGAAGCTCAAGGCCTTTGGGCAGGGCATCCGCAACCTCGGGCTGAAGGTGCTCGGCATCGGTGCCGCCATCCTTGCGCCGCTCGCGGCATCGGCGAAGCTGTTCAGTGGCTACGGCGACCAGGTCGCGAAGATGGCCAAGCGGACGGGCCTGAGTGTGGAAACGCTCAGTGAGCTGCGCTTTGTTGCATCGCAGACTGGCACCGAGTTCGAGTCGTTGGAGATGGCGTTTCGCAAGATGCAGCGTTCGATCTTTGACGCCGGGCGCGGCTTATCGACGCAGACCGACGCGCTGGATGAACTCGGACTGAAGTTTCAGGACCTCGATGGCCTGTCGCCGGAGCAGCAGTTCAAGCTGCTAGGCGATCGGATCGGCAAGATCGAAGACCCGACCAAGCGGGCGGCGATCGCGATGAGCCTGTTCGGCCGCACCGGCACGAACCTGCTGCCGATGTTCGCCTCCGGTGCCAAGGGGATCGAAATCCTCCAGGCCGAGGCTCGCCGGCTCGGTCTGACCATGAGCGGCGAGGACGCCGCCGCCGCCGAGGAATTCACCGATGCTCTCGACTCGCTGTGGAAGGTGATCAAGATGGGCGTGTTCAACGTCGGCGCTGCGCTCGCGCCGATGCTGCAGATGATCGCCAAGAAGATCACGTCCCTCGCGGTGACGATCAGCGCGTGGATCAAGCAGAACCGCCAGGTCATCATCACCGTGGCCAAGGTCGCGGCCATCGTCTTTGCCGTGGGGCTGGCGTTGGTCGTGCTGGGCACCATCATCTCGGGGCTGGGGTCGATGATCGGCGTGCTGATCACGGTCATCACCACCGTCGTGGGTGTGTTCAAGCTGCTGGCAGCGGTGATCGCGTTCCTCGTTTCACCCATCGGCATTGTCATCGCGGCGCTGGGGGCGCTAGGCGGCTACCTCGTTTATGTCACCGGCGCGGGCGGAAAGGCACTGACCTGGCTGGGCGATCGGTTCAATGCCCTTAAGGAAACCGCGACCGCCGCGTGGCGCGGGATCGGCGACGCCCTCGCTGCCGGCGACATCGCGCTTGCCGCCAAGATTCTCTGGCTCACGATCAAGATGGAGTTCCAGCGGGGCATCAACGTCATCAAGGCGGCGTGGCTGAAGTTCAAGCACTTCTTTATTGACATCGGGAACAAGGCATTCTTCGGCCTGCTCGCGGCGGGTGAGATCGCATGGCACGGCCTGCAGGTCGCGTGGATCGAGACGATCGCCTTCTTCAAGAACCTTTGGCACAGCTTCGCATCGAGCGTGGCGAGTGTCTGGCGCAGCGTCGTCGGCTGGGTCGAGCGCCGCATTCACGATGTGCATGGGGCGGTCGACAGCGACTTCGATGCCGAGGAAGCCAAACGCATCTCTGAGGCCAATGAGCAGGCCGACCTCAACCGCATCCAGAACGAGAAGGATGCGGCGCTCGCGCAGGTCGAACGTGACCGCGATGCCAAACGCCGGCAAGAAGCGGCGCTGCACGAGCAGACGCTCGGGCTGATCGGCCGCGAGTACGAGGATGCCAGCAAGCGTCTGGAGGATGCGGCCGCGACCCAGCGGAAGGAATCCGAGGCCGCGCTCGAACATGCCCGCCAGGAATGGCTCGCCGCCCTCGAGGCCGCGCGGCAGAAGCGCGAAGCGAAAGAGGCCGAGGGCGGGCCGGAGGGTATCGAGGGCCCGGACGACATCCTTGCCAGGGCGCGTAAGGCGCTCGACGGCCTCGGCGACGTGGGCGACATGATCGAGCAGGAAGCGGAGAAGGTCGGCGTGCGGGGCACGTTCAACGCAGCGGCGATCCAAGGCCTGCAATCCGGCGGCAAGACGCAGGAGCGCATCGCCAAGGCGGCGGAAGACACGGCGAAGAACACCAAGCGGATCGAGCAGGCGATCAACGACCACGCGATCGCCTTCGCATGACCCCCCGGAACCCCCGGCACCCCGGATAGGAATGCACGCGTGCCCGTGACGGTTCAAGAGCGATACGGCAGACGACTTAGCGACGAAAGCGCTGAGCTGCTGTACCTCATCCGCGGCACGACCGACGATGCGACCGCACGCGCAGCGCTCCTGGCCAACTCGCCCGCCATTCACGACGGGTTGCCCCGCGATGACACCGAGGTCGAGGAACTCGAAGGACTCGACGCCTACCTCGGCACCGTGCGCTTCACGACACCAGACGGTCAAGCGCCCGAAACCGGCGAGTCATCGTTCTCGTTCGATACCTCCGGCGGCACGCAGCATATCACGCAGTCGTTGTCCACCGTCGGCACATATGGCGACAACGCCCCCAACTTCGGCGGGGCGATCGGCGTCACGCAGGACAACGTCGAGGGCGTGGACATCACGGTGCCCGTCTACACCTTCTCCGAGACGCACTACCTGCCCGCGGGCACCGTGAACAACGCCTACAAGGGCACGCTGTTTAACCTGACGGGCAAGGTCAACAACGGATCGTTCAAGGGTCTGGCAGCGGGAGAATGCCTGTTCCTGGGCGCATCGGGTTCACGCCGGGAGACGGAGGACGACTGGGAGATCACGTTCCGCTTCGCCGGCAGCCCCAACAAAACGGGCCTGACCGTCGGCGACATCAACGGCATAAGCAAGAAGGGCTGGGAGTACCTGTGGGTGCGCTACCAGGACACTGAGGACGACAACGCCAAGATGCTGATCAAGAAACCGATCGCGGCTTACGTCGAGAAGGTTTACGACGAAGCCAGCTTCGCCGCTCTGGGAATCGGGACATGACCCTCGGATGGAAACAATGGGCGACCACCTGAAGAAAGTTCAATCCGGCGATCCGCTGGTCATCCCGGCGCAGACGTTCAATGCGTTCGTCGATGCCGCGTTCGATTATCGCCGGCGGCAGCGCGGCCTCGGGCGCGAAGGCCAGTCGGTGTTCCATCAACTCGGCATCATCCCGGTGCGCAACGACACCGGCGAAGACCTGGACCGGTTCGCCGCCGTCGGCATCGACGCGCCGATCATCGGTCCGGATGACAACGAGGACGAGTTCAAGAACCGGGCCACGGCAATTGGTGTCAGGCCACTGGTGCCCGACCATCGCGGGCGCTTCGCCGTCATGCTGGAACCGGTCAAGACCGGCAAGATCGCGCCCGCGTGTGTGAGCGGTGTAATGCCGTGCCGCATCAATGTGGACGTGGAGACTCACGAGCGCGCCGATGTGGAGCACGATTCGACGATGCTCCTGAGCGGACATCACGGCGGCGCGGAGATCCTCTGGAAAGAGGAAGGCGAGGGGCTCAAGTGGGCGCTGATCAAAGTCGGCATCGCCGAGCCGTTGGCGATCACGTTCGACGTTCGGCTCGAACAAGTGTCCGGAGAGGCCGGCGACAACTGTGAGTCCGACTGCACGTTTGAGTATGACATCTATGACATTCACACGGATGAAAAGCTGAACAAGGACGGTCCGCAGGGACCGATTCAATCGGACATCCGCCCGGCCAAGACGCAGATGATCGCCGCCACGCGCGGCACCGCGTACTGGACGGTCAAAGAGAACAAGATCGTCGTGCAGCTGGAGGAGGCGTTCGAGGAACCGACGCCGCGCGATCAGCAGTATGTGGTGACAGGGATTTCATGCGACGACAGCGGTGGCGGTGGGGGCGGCGGGGAATCAGACTGCTGCTGCGTCACGATCAAGTATCACACCTCCAAGGTCTGTTATCCGCCCGGCGTGAAGCTCGAAGAGGGCCCGAGCCACACCATCAAGTGTGGTAAATGCTCGGATTCCTCGTCGGGATCGAGTTCGGGTTCACCGTCGAGCGGCTCACCGGGCGGGTCGAGCGGCCCGCCGGGATCGCCATCGAGCGGCAGTTCCGGCGGCTCCAGCAGTTCAATGGGGTCGAGCAGTTCCGGCGGTTCATCGTTTCCCAGCAGCGGCCCGCCGTCGTCTGGTCCACCGGGTATTCCGCCGCCGCCTACCGAGCCGGGTTACTACCAGCTCTGCGTGTGCCACGACGGAACGGTGCATTGGACGCGCACCGGCGACACCAGTTGCGGTTCGTCAAGTTCCGGCAGTTCGGGCAGTTCGGGCAGCAGCCCGCCGCCGTCATCATCCGGCGACGGGCCGCCCAGTGAACCGAGCGGCAGCAGTAGTCCACCTTCGTCTCCGCCTTCCTCATCAAGCACGCCCGGTTCGTCGGCGTCGAGCAGCGGCGACGATTCGGGATCGTCCGCGCCGTCATCAGCGCCACCATCGTTGGGGTCGAGCGGCTCATCTTCGCAAGGAAGCAACGGATCGTCATCATGAATCTGAAGGATTTCTTCGACAAGGTCGTCTGCATCAACCTCGACTGGCGCGCCGATCGCTGGCAGCGGTTTCAGGAGAACGTCGCCAGCGCCGGCTGGCCGTTCCGCGAGATCGAACGCTTCCCCGCCGTGGATGGGCACAAGGTCCCGGCCCCGGGTTGGTGGCGCGCCGGCGGTGGTGCGTGGGGTTGTCACCAGTCCCATGTCCGCATCCTGCAGCAGGCGATTCAGGAGGGCGCGGAGTCGGTGCTGATCCTCGAGGACGACGCCGTGTTGCCCCAGCGTTTCCCCGAGGTCGTCGAGGAATTCCTGGCCAAGCTTCCGGGGGCCGCTGATTGGGACGCGATCATGCTCGGCGGCCAGCACCTGCGTCCGCCGGAGATCGTGGACAACGGCATCGTGAAGGTCCGCAACGGCAACCGCACCCACGCCCACGCGCTGCGCGGCAACTATATTAAGGATGCATATCTCCACCTGACCAATTACCCTGAGCACGCCCAGCGCCCGGGATTCCACGTCGATCACCGCCTGGGCATGCTCCACGACAGCGGGCGGTACAAGGTCTATGCCCCGGACCCGTGGTTGGTCGGCCAGGCCAACGGCCACAGCGACATCGCGGGCGCGGACTTCTCGCTGCGCTTCTGGTCGGGCGAGCCTCGCGATTCACAAACCTTGCCGCCGTTCGTCGCGGTGATCGGCTTGCACCGTTCCGGGTCCAGCGCCTTGGCCGGTGTGCTGCACAAGCTCGGTGTTCACCTGGGCAACCAGCTTGGCGGGTACGAACCGACGGGTGGCTTCGAGGCGGTCACACTTGCGCATCTGTGCGAACGGGCATACCCGTTCCCGTCGACGACACTGGCTGTGCCGCGCGAGCAGCTCATGCGCGAGTTGCGTGACTTCATCCACGAGAAGCGCCGCGAGGCGTACTGGAAGAACACCATCACCGGCGGCAAGTATCCGCACCTTTGCGCGATGGGCGACGAGTTGCGTGAGATCTGTGGCGACGCCCTGCGCGTGATCCACATTGACCGGCCGATCGACGAATCGATCCACTCGCTGAAGAAGCGGGCCGCGAAAGAGACAGGCTGGCTCCGCATCACCGATGACCAAGCCGAGGCTGTGCAGCGATGGCTGTGGGAGCGTAAGACCGCATTCCTCGCTGAGGTCGAGCACCTGACCATCGAATTTGACGATCTACGCACCAACCCGGCTACTCAGATCGAACGGATCATCGACCACATCGGCGTCGAACCGACCGACACGCAGATCGCCAGCGCGAACAGTCACGTGCGAACGGAATCACCCGCGGCGTCCCGGCACGTATAGCCTCTGGCTTCACCACGAATAGCACCATGCATTGCTCTCGAAGATAGCCAATTGAGCTTCGACCAGTCGGCGTTTGTATCGATTCCCAAATGCGTGGGATCAGTCGATGCGCTGCAGCCGGCCAGTAGCAATCGACTCCGATTCAGCGGTCTTGGTGCCTCCACGCAATCAGTGTGGTCACGAGGTAGGCAAGCGTAGCGCACCATTGGACGCCGCTGACTTGTTCGTAGCGAGTATGTACGGAACGGAACAGGTCCCTGTCCACCATTACGCCGGCGTGCGCGTCGATCATGTTTGACAGTCGATCGTGCATCAGGAATAGCCCGCCGTGTGCCACGGCGATTGTGAACCATAAGACCAACAGCACGGTCACAAGTGTTCGCGATTGGCGTGAAGCCAGCACATCCCACAGCATTAGACCGATCGCGATGACGCCGATTCGATTGAGATGCAACGTGACTCCGCGCGTGATCAGGCCGCTTTGGAGGTGGGAATCGAGAACGTCATGCGCCTGTGGGAGTACAAACAGCGCATAGAACGTAAATCCGCCGACCCACAACCCAATTGCGGCGACCAACAAGCTTCGCCGTGCGATGGCGATTGCGGGGCCAGCAAGCGTTGACTCAGAAAGCGTGTTGCCTGCGTCGCTCATATCCACTGCCAGCATAACGGTCCGATTCCTCTCCAGTCGCGGACGGCGTGGAGTCTGACGCAATTGTCAGGAATGAGTCAGGGTACTTGTCGATCGGGCGCGTTAGAATCACACCGCAAATGTGTGCCACGGCAACTCACCCAATGGACGAAATACATGACTCGCGTGCTGGTCATTGAAGATGAACGCAAGGTCGCGCTCGCTCTTGAGCAGGGACTGCGGCAGGAGCATTTCGATGTTGCGGTGGCCATGGACGGAGAGGATGGATTCTTTCGATTAAGCACCGAACAGTTCGACGTGGTCGTGCTCGACGTGATGCTACCTGGTCGCGACGGCATCGCCATCCTGTCTACGATACGCGACCACGGCAATCAGACGCCGGTACTGATCTTAACTGCACGCGATGCGGTGGAGGACCGTGTTTTCGGCCTGGACCGCGGCGCGGATGACTATCTGGTCAAGCCATTCGCCTTCGACGAGTTGGTTGCGCGGGTGCGAGCGCTCCTGCGCCGGGGGCGCAGCGGCGAAGCGCTACGGCTGAAAGCAGCCGACCTGCAGATGGACCTGGTGACGCGGACGGTTCGCAGGGCTGACACGCTCATCGACCTGACCGCTCGTGAGTTTGAGTTGCTTGAGTACCTGCTGCGCAATCAGGGCCACGCGGTGTCCCGGCAGACGCTGGCTCGCGAAGTGTGGCGAGTAACGTCGCGGGTGACCCCGATCGACAATGTTATCGACGTTCACATCTCCCGTTTGCGCAAGAAGATCGACGACGACTTCGACGCGAAATTGATTCTCACCGTGCGAGGCGTGGGCTTCATGGTGAAGGATGGTACGCCATGATGCGATGGTGGAAACGGCGAAGCATCCGATGGCGACTGACGCTGTGGTACGCCGGCACGCTCACGGTCATCCTGATGCTCTACGGCGGGTGCGTGTTCGTGTTCGTCTGGCGCAGCATGTCGGGGGAACTGGACCGGCGGTTGCATGGGGACTTCGAGATCGCCGAGTCAATGCTGGTGCGCAGCCCGAACGGCGACGTGAACTGGCGGGTCGATGACCATCATCACGACGAAGACGAACATGAATCGTTGCAGGTCGAGGTGTGGTCGTTGGACGGCGAACTGCGATTTCGCAGCGCCTCGACACAGAAGATCGCGGCCATGCCGCCGCCGCCGGCTGGTGCTCAGCAGCGGATGGCATCGGTGACCTGGGGCGACGATCACGGCGCTCGGTTTCTCGAAAGCGCTTACCCCGTTGGCGGTACTGAGATGATCGTCCGTGTTATACGATCCGAAGACCGGTACCGACAGACGCTCGAACAGCTGGCGCTGATCGAGTTCCTGGGTCTCCCGATCGGCATTGCCATCGCGGGCTTCGGCGGATACACACTGGCGCGCCGGGCGCTCGCGCCGGTGGCTCAAATGACGGACAAGGCGCGGTCGATCACCGCTGACCGGCTGCACGAACGGTTGGTCGTGGACAACCCTGAGGATGAACTGGGCCGACTGGCGCAGACGTTCAACGACGCGTTTGCTCGCGTTGAACGGTCGTTCGAGCAACTCAAGCGATTCACCGCCGACGTGTCGCACGAATTACGTACACCGCTGACAAGCATCCGCAGCGTCGGCGAGGTGGCAATGCGTACACCGGCCGATCTGAAGACTTGTCGAGACACCATCGGCAGCATGCTTGAAGATGTCGATCGCCTGACGCATCTGGTTGACAGCCTGCTGGTGCTCAGCCGCGCCGACGCCAGTCCATTGAGGCTGGATCGGTCTACGGTCAACCTGAGTGAGTTCGTTCGCGAGGCCGCCAGCGATCTGGCTGTGCTCGCGGAAGAGAAGAAGCAGCAAGTACACATTGACGCGGACGAGAAGGCGGCCGCATCGGCGGATCACATGATTCTGAGACACGCGGTGCTGAATCTGCTGGACAATGCAATCAAGTACGGCCCGGAAGGCGGATCGGTCCGCATCACAGTGCGCGGCGGAGAGCGCGCGACCATCAGTATCCGTGACGAGGGGCCGGGCATTGCCGCCACCGACCACGAACGCATCTTCGACCGCTTCTACCGGCTCGACAAAGCCCGCAGCCGGGAATTGGGCGGGGTAGGCCTTGGCCTTTCTATCGCCAAATGGGCGGTCGAAGCGCACGGCGGGCGGATCGAAGTGCAAAGCGAACCGGGCCAGGGCTCCACCTTCACCATTGTGATTCCAAACGACCAAGGAGGTTCAACATGATTCGATTCGCACACATTACGGCCGTCCCATTTGCGATGGTTCTGCTGATCACTGGATGCGCTGCAATCGCCGCAGAGCACGGTGTCGAGGCCACCAGTCAGGTCCGAGCCTATGTCACCAACTTCGCGGGCGATGGCGTCACAGTGATCGATCCCGTCAAAGGCCTGAGGGTCACGGACATCGCGACGGGGCGCAAGCCACACGGGGTCTCGGTGGCTCCGGACGGTGCGACAGTCTACGTCTCAAATGAAGGCGACGGCACGCTGTCGATCATCGATGCGAAGACTCATCAGGTGACCGACACGATTGAGGTGGGCGGCGTGCCCAATCAGATCGCCGTATCCGCCGACAGTCGGCATGTGTTCGTCACGCTTTACGACGCCGGTGCCCTGGCGGTGGTCGATGTTGCCGCGAAGCGTGTGGTCAAGACGGTGCCCGTGGGTCGGACGCCGCACATTGTTCTGCGATCCCCGGACGGCAAAACGCTCTACGTGACCAGCGAAGGCGACATGAAACTTGTCGCGTTGGACGCTCAGTCGTGGCAGGTCACGGGTGAAACACCGCTGTTCGCCTGGCCGCGCGTGCTGGCCATGCCGTCCGACGGGTCCCGTATCTACCAGACGATCCGCTGGCTCAACGGAGCCCTGGTGATCGACCCTCGGAAACAAGAAGTAGTCGACCGCATCGCGCTCGGCGAGCCCTACTTTGCTGCGCAGGGCAAGGATGCACATGGCCTGGCAATCACACCCGATGATCGGCATCTATGGCTCACGACCCAGACCACCAACGACGTGACCGTTTTCGACGCAAAAACTCATCGCGTCCTCGGCCGTGTTCAGGTGGGCACCGATCCAAACTGGGTTCAGTTCACGCCGGGCGGTCGGCTGGCGGTGGTCAGCAACACCGGGTCAAACAGCGCCAGCATCATCGATGTGGCGACTCGCAAGGTGACGGCGACTGTCCCGGTCGGTCCTTCGCCCAAACGACTGGTTGTGGCGGCGGTGCAGACCGCAGCGCAAGCCAGCCCACCGGCGCTCGTTGCCCAGACAATCGGCGACGCGGCGGGCACCAAGACCAGCGTCACCGACGACGGCGTGGTCCGCATCGGCTGGGCACGGGATGACGTCAAGGTGGCTATCGACGGCATGGCATTCCCGCCGGCGGCGGGCCTCGGTTCGTGGGCGGCCTTCATGCCGACCGAGCACGGCGCGATGGTGATGGGAGACACCGTCGTCTTTCAGGACGAGGTCAGCCCGGCGATGGACGCGGCGTTCGCGCACGGCCTGGAGGTGACCGCGCTGCACAATCACTTCTTCTTCGACGAGCCGAAGGTGTACTTCATGCACATCGGTGGTCACGGCGACCCCCGGAAGTTGGCCGAGGGTGTCAAGGCCGTGTGGGACGCGATCAAGCAGGTGCGCAAAAACAATCCGCAGCCGGCGAAGCGTTTCGGCAATGGCCCTATCCCGCAACCCGGCGAGGGCAAGATCGACTCCAAACCCATCGAGCGCATTACCGGCCTGAGCGCATCGGTCAACCCCGGTGGTGTGGTTAAGGTCAGCATGGGCCGCCAAAGCGCGATGCACGGCGCAACATTCAGCGGGTCGATGGGCCTGACGACATGGGCGGCGTTCAGCGGCAGCGACGAACTGGCGGCGATCGACGGCGACTTCGCCATGACCGCCGACGAGGTGCAGCCCGTGCTCCGAGCGATGCGCAAGAGCGGCCTGCATGTCGTCGCGCTGCACAATCACATGGTCGGCGAGAAGCCGGCGTACTACTTCGTCCATTTCTGGGCGACCGGACCGGTCGACAAACTGGCCACGAGCTTCAAGGCGGTGCTCGACGCGCAGGCCAAGCTGCGGCGGGCTGACAAACCTCAACACTGACCCCGAACCACGCAAACCACACCTTCCATATAGGAGGCTCGACCATGCAACGATTCCATTCACTCACCGTTCTTGCGACACCCATCATGGCGATGGC